TGAGTGAGACACATACTCAGGACGCACCCGACTGTTCCTGTAGCCCTGCGGGAGCTTCAGCTTGCCATTCCTCTTCAACGGTGACACCAACCCCTCATGCGTCGCATCAGCAGCCGTCACCACCCGTTTAGGCAGGCGGATGCCGGCCAATTGCGGGGGCCCGCTCTCGGCCAGCACCGCCGTGAGAAGTCACTTAAGACCCCTGTGGAGGGGGGGATAATTCGTTGGCAACTTGATTGCCACGTTGATCCCCCCTCCCGCGGCGGCATGGATGCCATAGAGGCGGAGCTGGCGCCCGCTGGCGACAGAGGTGTTCACATAAGCGAGGGATCCGCAGACCCCGTCAGAGGTACCATCGAGCCACTCAACTCCGCTGTCGTGGCGGATTTCGCCAGCCGTGACGACGGTGACTTTGCTAACCGAGGAAGTGGATTTAAGCTTGGTCTTGTCAAAGACCTCGATGACCACCACGTCTCCAGGCTCAGCCGTGCACCGCGCATTCGGAATGAGGAACTTGTTGAATTTCTCGATATCTCCCTCCGTCACAAAATCGACAGTGGCCAACTGCTGCCACTCTCCAAGGCCCTCAGCCATAAAGGCCTTGCCCTCAAGAACTTCCGAGCTGGGAAGGATCACCGTGCATGGCACAGGGTCTGGACCAATGCCCTCGTAGTGCACCTTGGTCTTGTGATAGGTCAAGGGGAGCACGAAGGAGAGAACCAGGTTTTGCCCGACAGGGCGCACAGCGACCAGAGGGGCGTTCCATGCCGCATTGGGATCCTTGGGATCCAGCTTCAACACGCAGGGAGAGACCTTGTGGGCCATCTTCGAAAGGCCGGGGCCTTGGGGAACGAGAATGGACTTCAGGCCAACAGCGCGAAGCTGCCCTGCGGGATTCTTGCGAACGTAACAGTAGACAGGACAACCAGAGGCAAGAGGAGTGCCAGAGGCGTCGAATTTCCACCCAGGAGCCAAGATGCGCTCTCCAGTGGCCAAAGCCACATAGGAGATCGAATGCTTATCGCCAAAGAAGAACTCGCCTTCCTTCCTGCCGAGCTGAAGCTCGGTCTCGGCCAAACGAGCCCTTAAGGTTTCTAGCTCTGGGGAGGGAGCAGCGACGGGAACAGGAGGAGCAGGGAGGGGGAAAGAACCCACCTCAACCAGGGGCTTACCGGCAACAGGCGCCAGTTTAGCTACTTGCTTCTTCTCCTTTTTTGCCGACGCTTTCGCCTTCCGGATCGAAAGACGCTCCTCCTTCTTGAAGCTTACCAAGACACGTTCG